CTAACGGACTTGAGACTATTGGTTCACCATTCCAACAGCCAGTATGTGTGAAAAATTAGTCTCAGACGAGCTTTGGGAGCTCAGGGATCAGTTTGTTAACAAACTTGGTCACCCAGACTGTTCCGATATTCATCTTATCCTAGGGAGGAATGATGAATTGATCAGACAGTTGGAGGATGTCCAGCAATATGCTATCCATAATCTGAGAGAGATTTCTCGAGGAGAACAAGAAGACATTGTTTCTAGTCAACTTGTTGAATTGTTTTGGGATCAAACCCAGGACTTTATGGATCGTTTACAGGACATACTACACCTGTTCGACTTAGCCCTTACCGAGAGTGATTTACTCTCGATGCGGAGATTTTGGTATATATTACATGCTGCACAACTTTTAATACCGAATATTAAATATTCGATAAATGTTGCCTTTTGCAGACATATGAACCAAGAGTTTCCTTCTCCTTGCAAGTTCCCTTTCGGCTTGCACCTATTTCCTAAATGCTTAAGGATAGCATTAGGTAGGATACGATCTGATCAGCGACGCATGAAATCCAAGAGTCTCTTTTTGATCAACAGTTTATTCCAAGGATGGAAGAAATCACTTCTTCCACTGGATCCTGTTTCATTTGATAAAAATATGATGAAACATAAGAAATTGTTGACTCAAACTGAGACTGAAGTCTCTGAAGAGACACTTGATTCAGTAAGGCGTATTACGCGACAGATCATGAAGGGGTTCAGATATCAGACCACTGAGTCTGCTGGATTGTTGCCATCAACTTCTGCTACTATTGAGTACCCATGTTCAAAGGGCGCTCTAGCAGGGTTAACTTCTCATTATTATCAAAGAGAGAAGTATAGTAATGGTACTTTCCAGTCAGTGGGCGGCTGTTATCTGGATTGGGTGTTGGACAGGGAATTCTGTTCTACATTGATTGGATATTGTTCTGATCGCCACATGGTTAAGGAGCTTCGAGGTTATGGACCCGATGCTCGCACTATGAAAGAAATTGAACGTGAATCTTTACGGATTTATTTCGATTCACCTTTCACAGTGGAACCATGTGGTATCTTGGAACCTTTAAAGGTTCGGACAATTACCAGGCCTACGTGGCATACTCACTTAGGGATGCGTGGACTTCAAAAGCAATTAATAAAGCATTTGAATAAATGGCAATCCTTTAGTATCACTGGAGATTCTAACCGTGATCATCTAAAAGATCAGCTACAACCATTGGTTGATGCTGATCTTTATAATGATAACGGTTGGAATAAATTTGTTTCCGGTGATTATAGTGATGCTACAGATAAGCTCAATGTAGAAATTACAGAATGCATTTTCAACGAGATCTGTACAGGCGGCAATGTTCCTTACTGGTTGCAGACCAGAGGACTAAAAAGCTTAACCAACTCAACCATTTTATACACTCCGAGGATTATGCCTCATCGGTGGAATAATGTGCTTGGAGGACCACTTCCTAGTGGTCCCTTCGCAAATTATGAACCCGAG